AAACACCCCATTCGATCTTCAGTTCTTCCATTTGACATCTAACACTGAAATCGGCGGAGGAGCAGCAACTGGAGACGAAATCATTGCTATCCAAGGATGGTTAGATGGGGCAATAGTTACTGAAGAGTTTAAATTACCAAGTGAAGATTGGGGAGGCGAATACCAAGATGTCTTTCTTCCCTCTTCTTTTGATAATGTTGACAAAGTTGTTATCCGCGATTTATCGCAATGGACAACGGGTGAGTACGTCCAAGGTGAATGGTCAGCATTCTGCTTTGGAATGGACAACTTTGTTTTTGATGAGGTCATCCCACAAGAACTTATCATTGGTAACTCTGTTGAGTTAAAACCTATACCAGAACTCAGCTCAAGCTTACTCGGAGGACTGGGATTACTACTTCTTTTACAGCGAAAAAGAAGGTAATAAACATCTACACCTAAATAAAAACGGCATCCATAACGGATGCCGTTTTTTGTTTAATCGAAAAGTTCTCTTTCTAATTTTCTGTATCGAGCGTCAGAATGCCAAACTTCATCAGTCGGGGGAGTGTATATTCCCTCCTGAGTCTGAACTGGAGTTCCCGCCTTTAGCTTCAAGGAAGACGGTTGATATATGTTCAAAGTCGTTGTTTTCGGACTTGAGTCGTTTCCGCAAGAGGTCAGCCCGATCAGAGGAGTTACTATCACCAGCAGCGCGTAATTCTTCAATTTCATTAATGAGTTCATTTTTTATTTTTCTGTGTTGGTTTTTGATTTCGAAAAAAGCTAACTTATTCCTGAGCATTAGGTACAGTTCAACGCTTTTTAAGACAGATTTGACTAGAGATATCATTTTTTTACTTTTTTAGCGTTAAAAACTTCTTTCTCTTCGTCATCTTTTACACTTTTTACAGAGCCAGAAACATATTTGGCGCAATTAATCGCATCATTCTTAGATGTGTAAGAATGGTGATATTCTCCTTTTTTATCGTAAACACGATATTTTACTAATTCTTGGTTCATTTTATGGGTTAAATTCTAAAACTATGTTTGCTACAAATGTCTTATCGTCAGAAATCATACCTTGAATAATGCCTTTCCCTTCTCTTAATGAGATGCGTTTGCAATCAAAAAGATATTTTTCGTCGTCAATAGAGATTTGAGTCACACAGGCGTTTATTCCAGATTCTACATTGATAATCTCGTATTTAACGATTTTATCTTGTAGGTGCTGACTAACGTCATTTGTTCCTATAACTTTAAGGGTTTTTTCCATTTTTTCTTTATTATACCATAGGACGGTCTCGTCCTCATTATTTAATATTATAGCTCTTTTGTCGTATCTATCAATCCATTTTTTATAAGAATCAACTTTAAATGTTCTTCTGATTGCGGAGGCAAAATATTTGTTATTGTCTGTTCTTATATGATCCATTATGGCGTATGCAGCTTCAAATGTCTTTTTCAAATATCTGGGCCTCTTAGAAAATATGAATTGAATCATGTTGAAGTTGTCACACTCTTTATTGAAAATGTAGAGTATATTATCACCATTATCTTCAGCTGTGTAAATTTGGCATTCTGAGCAAAAGTTATTAAAATACTTCCTTATTGATTGTTCTCTCATTGTTCTAGAGCCTAAGCAGAATGCATTAAAAGGTTTAGATTTGAAGCAAAAATCTTTGAAGTCGATCCAAGCGTCTTCTTGGTTTATTAAATGTTTAATTATCATTTATACTGGTTATAATAAGAGAAAAGGTGTAATATTAAATATGGCGGCTGAAGGTAAAAATGAAGTAGCGAGAAGTCTGTTGGATTTGCAACCAACAGCTATACTAGAATTATACAAAATATACCCAGATATAACGAATGCGCCTTCAACTTTTTTCACTTTTCATGGAGGTTCTGTTTTTGGGGGTAATGTGACTTGGCAAGGTATTCAATATATACCGATCCCCGTAGAATCTGAAGGTTTCGGAGTCTTTGCTGATGGTAGCTTACCTAGACCTAAAATAAAAATATCTAATGTAGATAAAATTATCACCTATTTTTTGGAGAAGTATAAAGATTTTAAAAACGCCAAACTTTACAGGAAGAAGGTTTTCGTAAAACATTTAGACGATTCAAATTTTGATGGATCAAACCCTTTTGGTTTAGCTAACTCAGAATCAGAAATCTCAGAAGAAAAGTATTTAATAGGGCAAAAAATTCAAGAGAATAAATCTTTTGTTGAATTTGAGTTGAATTTGCCTTTAGACTTGGATAATTTTGATGTTAATCACAGAACTGTAAACGCTAAATATTGTTATTGGCAGTATAGAGGTTTGGGTTGTAGATACAACGGGAAACCAATAGAAAAAGATAACGGAGAGGCTTTTTTGGATGCTTCTGGTGTTCCTGTAGGATTGAATATAAATGAAGAGTTCGATTCTGAAGATAAATTCTATGAATCTAATAAAGCTTATTCTGCTGGAGATGCAGTTTACCTAGAAAATAAAAATGTAATTATTGATAGGAATGTAGTTAATGATCCAATTTATCACAAAATCTGGTATGTATGTGTTAAATCTCACTCTGGAAACCAAAGTCCCGAAGATAACCCCTCCTATTGGCAAAAAGATGGTTGTACAAAAAAAATAGAAGCTTGTCAAAAACGTTTCTCTAGTAGCAGTCTAAAGAAAATTTTTGTAGGCAGTTCTTCAGCTTCGTTTGATTATATGCATTTAGGCAGAGGTCTCGCAGCTTTGTTTTATAGTGACGACTCTGCTGTGCGTTATCCTTTTAATACAGAATCTCCATTTCAATGGACTGTTACTTTGTGGGCTAGAGGTTCCAGACAGACTGCTGATGGTTTTGATGTTACATCCAATCCATCTATTTTTGCGACACAAACTTTACAAAGAGATAGTAATTTTGATTTCTCAGTTGATAGCTCTAGGAGTGTTAATGGCAATATTAGAGCTAACCTATTCTTTTCTAAAGATGGAGAGGGTTTAGACTTGGATTTTGCCACCATAAAATCTAGCGGAACTCACTCCACAGCCCACAAAGCTCAAGCTGGATTTGCAGATGAAAATAAATTTTACTTTTTGGCTTTTAGAGCTTCTATTTTAGATGGGGTGCATAAAATAGAAATTTTAGTGAATCCTGAAAGAGATCAGTATGGTAATTTATCTTTTTTACAAAGGAGGGTTATTGATTCTACAGCTTTCATTGGAGCTGATTTCTTTTCTTTATTTGCTGATAGTAATACTATATTTAATGATAGAACTTGTTTTGCTGGGGATATAGCTCAATCATGTATATGGAGAAGAGTTTTAAATAATGATGAAATTATAGGTTTAGCGACTAATAAAGCTATTTCTCAGCAGGATTATTATTTAACAGATAACGGACTACAAAAAAGAGTTGATGAATACTCTAATTATGTCCCCACTAGATACAACGAAGCTACTGGTTATTTAGAGGATTTAACAGGTGACGGTGATTTAGTAGCTTGGTATGATATGAATACGGGCTTACATAGTAATGAGTGGGTTTTGTTGGATGAGCATATTGGAGATTATCATTTGACGGGTTACCCCTTATATGCAAATGGAAGCAATAGCGCTTACGCTAGATTTGAGAAAAGGACAATTGAATATTCTCAAGCTGCATTCGAAGACTTTGTCCCTAACCAAAATGCTGATTATGTGTTGCCGTTTGGGGCTTTCCCGGGGACGGATGGGTATGACTATAAATTTGGAAACAACAAAATATGAATTTAAAAAAAGCTTTTCAAGATATTGTAGACACTTCAGAATCTAACGATTATATAGAAGTTTGTGGTTTTTTGGGTTTTAATAAAGAAAAAGAGGAGTATGTCGTTCAGCATCAAAAAAATATATCTGAAAATCCTGTTCAGCATTTTATGATAGACCCTTTAAACTATTTAATATTTAAAGAGTCTTATGAATTATTAGCTGTTTATCATAGCCATATCGAAGGAGACGAGAATCCATCTGAATTTGACGTAAAAATGTCAGATACTTGTTGTATACCCTTCCTAATATATAGCGTTGAAACTAAAAAATTTAATCTTTATCAGCCACAAAATCTAGAAACAGATGTAAATATACTCAACAGGTTTAAGGAAGACTATGACAACTATTAGATTACATGGGATTTTAGCCAAAAAATATGGCGAAGTCTTTAAAATGGAAATTAACAAGCCTAGAGATGTTATTAGGGCTATTGATTCTAATAGGGAAGGCTTTAGAAAAGCTGTTATAGATCTTCAAAAACAGGGATTTTCTTACGAGCTGGTAGTTAATAAGAAAAGACTCAACAAAGAAGAGTTTTTAAACAATAAAAATCCACAAGAGATAGATTTTGTACCTTTTATTGTTGGTTCTGCTGATTTTGGATTGTCAGTCCTATTTATGCTAGCTAGTACGGCTATACAATATGCTTTAATGGACCCGGGGGTTATTGACGGGGGAGAGTCTACTGTTGGTGGGTCAGAAAGCTCTTTAACATTTAACAGTAGTCAAATAAATCTCACATCTCAAGGTTCTCCTTTACCTATTGGCTACGGTCGATTGAAGGTGGGTTCTAGCGTTATTCAGTCTTCTGTAAAGTCAATACCTCAAACGGTGGATACCATATCTGCTATGACAGTAGGGGGAGCAGGTTTTGAAGCTGATATTTCAGATGCATCTATTTAAGAAAATGAATCACTTATCCAGAAAAAAAAGGTTACATGGGGCGGGAAGTAAAAAACCCGAAGTAAAACCTGCGGTTTTAAACCCTCCTAAGATAGGAGATTTTCAGTTTGGCGCTTCTTTTAGCTTCCTTGAGACTCTAGATCTTATTTCTGATGGCCCTATTGAAGGTTTGGTAGATAATAAAGGTAATCTTTTACCAGATAATTACACATCTAGGGGCATATATTTAGATGATACTCCTGTTTCTATAGCTTTAGATTCAGAAGTTGATATTGATTATGAGCAATCTATAGAAGAATTACAAAACATTTCTCTAACAATAGATAGCTTTAGTAACTTAAATGATGAGGGGGCTAGTGTATCCACTTTCAGAAAAGATGCTTTTAGATT